CATTTGGTTGGTCTTTTAACCAATCAGCATATGTAGTTTTGGCTGGTACTTGACCATTGATAGAGGCACGACGACTATCAGATAATCCAGCAATTTTTCGTTTTTGTAATCTATTATTATCTGTATTTAATAATTGATTAGCACTTTTTATAACAGGTATAGTTGTTGATCTACAATTAAAATGTTGTGGTGGTTGTGGTGCATTTTTATTAGTTAATGCATATACTTTACCATCTAATCTTGCACAAATTAAACTAGTTCTACTATCTAAGGTAGCCACATATTGGTAACCTTGAACAACATCATCATTTAATTTATATGTTGTATTTGACACATAATTAGATGTTTCAGTTATTGCAGTTCTAGTTAAAGTTTGTAATTGTACAGTAGAAGCTAATAATCCACTTCTACCTAAATCCCGGGCAATATTTACCATTGCCTTGTTTTCAGTCATTCCTTGTTTGACTATACCTTTTATTCTTCTTTGTTGTAAAATACTTATAGATGCTATTTGTTGACCAAAAGTACCATTTGATTTGATAATTAAATCATTAACTTTTATAGTATCTTTTACACCTTTAGCTTTATAAATATTTGTTAAAGCTCTAGCAAATATACTTTTATAAAATCTAGCACTAACACCAGCTAGTTTATTTAATTCGCTAATAGCTTCTTTATATATTTTTTTATAAGTTAAACGAATTTCAGTATTTAATTTTCTAGTTAAAGCATTTACATTTGCTGTACCAGAAAATGCTACAATTCGTTGTAATCTTATTTTGTGTGATGCCAAAATTTTATTAATTTCAGTATCCAATCTCTTTTCGTAAAGAGTCAACAATGCACGGTGTTTCAGCATTCTTGAATATACATCATCATTTATAGACATTTAATATCCTTTAATCTATAGATTTAATTTTAGCAAGTTCTTCATCAACTATTTTACCATGATGATCAATTAAAATTTGACAATTATTAACGTCAATTTCTAATCTTGCTTTATTAGTTTTTTGTGTTGATAAGGCAATTAAACTATTTCTCATATTTTCGTTTAAATCCTTTTCATAATATTTTTTATCATTAATAGTTATTGTTCTATTTTCTTCTTGTTTATTTTTAATTATCATATTATCTTCTTCTTTTTCTTCTTATTGTCATTTTTCTTTTTCTTTGTGCTCTTACTTGGCAACAACATCTAGACATTTTATTATTTCCTCTTTTTCATTTTAATACAGCTGTTTCCTTTACCTCTTCGGTAACCTTTCCAGCATGCTTTTCCAGCACTACCTTTTTTCTTTTTGTAAGCCATTATTTACCTCGTTTTTTAGCAGCAATAATTTTATCTCTTAAAGCTTTTGGAAGCTTCATTTGTTTAGCTGTTAAACCGTTAGATCCTTTTTTCTTACTTTTACCACTTTTTCTTTTATAAGCCATATTTATCTCCTTATTACCAAGCTTTGCAAGACCAATATCTTGCTTTTGTTTTTGGACCAGGACTAGCACAGTTATGTCTTGCTCTAAAACTAGCTCTAGCTCCAGGGTTATTTTTTCTTATTCTCATAGTTTTTTGACCAGCTTTTTTAGCTGATGTACCACCATGACCAAAATTAACTTTTACAACATTACCTTTTGCATTTTTAACATAAACTTTAAATTTTTTTATATCTCCACGCATAGGTTTATTTAAAGTTACTTTACGACCTTGATATTCAGCCATAATTAAACTCCTTTGTTATTTGATTCAGTACACGTAAATTTAGTCAACATTTGATATTCATTAATTTGTTCAGGTGTATATTTAGCTAAAAATAATTGAGATTCAGAATAACCGTTTTGTAAACAATCATTCCAATCTTTATATTCTATAGGTTTAATTACACCTGGTCCGCATTGTTGTGCAATTGCAGAACAAACATACATAGTTAGTATAAATTTCATATTATCCCCACAAATTTCCAGTCATAGAGCCTTTGTTATATTCAGTAGCTCTATTTTCGAAGAAATTTGCATGTTCAACGCCATTTAGAACCCAATCAAGCCAACTTAAAGGATTGTCTTTAACTTTATAATTTGGTTTTAAAGATAATTGTAATAATCTTCTATCAGCAATATATCTTATATATTTTTTTACTTCATCAGATGTTAATCCACGAATTCCACCTAATTCAAAAGCTAAGTCAATAAACTTATCTTCTAGGTTTACCATATCACGACATTGTTGATATAAATCAGCTTTAAATTGTTCAGTCCATACTTGTGGATTTTCTTTTATTAATTCATGAAATAATTTAATCATGCTTTCAACATGATGAGTTTCATCTCTAATTGACCAAGTTACAATTTGACACATACCCTTCATTCTTCCAAATCTTTGAAAGTTTAAAAGCATTACAAATGATGCAAATAATTGTAAACCTTCTCCAAATGCAGAAAAACAAGCAATATCTTTTATTAAACCTTCAACACCTTTGCCTTTTGGTTTAAATAAATATTCATGTTTATCAGCCATTTCTTTATATTCTTGAAATGCTTTAAAATTAGATAATGATGTTTCACCAATAGTATCATTTAATAATGAATAACTATGAGCATGATTAGCTTCAGATGCCACAAAGGATCCTAGCATCATTCTAACTTCAGGTGATTTAAATTGTGGTATATATTTATCTAAATAAGCTTGAGCGATATCAACATCGCCTTGTGTAAAAAATTTCAATATTTGAGATATTAAATTTTTTTCTTCAGCTGTTAATCTTTCGTTCCAATCTCTTACATCTTCATGTAATGGAACCTCACTAGGAAGCCAATGCATCTTCTGCATTGTATCATATGCTTCAAACGCCCATTCATAATCGAAAGGCTTATAATAGTTTCTAGTTTTAAATAAGCTCATTTATTTCCTTTTTCTTTTTCTGGTAACAACAAGTTTACCGTTTTCTTCTTTTACTTCCATTCCAGCATTTTCAGTTTGTTTTTTTAACTGACGATACTTTTGAGTAATAGTTAATTTTTTTTTAATCATATTTATTCCTATATACAATCACATATTGTGTTGGCTAGGGCTAGTATAAATACATAACCTATATATCCACCTAGCAAACCGCCTAAGATGATATTACTCCAACTCCAACTTTTAATTATTTTTTTCATTATCCCTCACAAGCTAAACATTCATCAGCTTCAGGTATTATTGTTCTTTCAACTTTTAAACTTACTAATTCAGCACGTTTAATTGCTTCAGATCTACAATAGTATAATGTTTTAAGTTTCTTTTTCCATGCTAACATATGCATATCATGTAATTCTTTTATGTTTACATCAGCAGGAACAAATACATTTAATGATTGACCTTGACAAATATGTTCTTGTCTATCGGCCGCATGTTCAATGATCCATTGTTGATTAAGTTCAATTGATGTTTTAAATACATCTTTTTCATAATCTGATAAATCTTTTAAATGTAAAACTGAACCACGATTAGCTAAAATAGAAGTCCAAGTTTTTTCATTATTTATACCTTTTGTTTCCAATAATTGTTCTAAAAATTTATTTTTAACAAGAAAAGAACCTGACATAGTTTTTTGAACATATGCATTAGCTCTAAATGGTTCAATACTTGGAGAAGTTGTTCCACAAATAATTGAACTTGAAGCATTAGGAGCAATGGCAAGTAAATGAGCATTTCTCATTCCAGTACCTTCCATATCCGGAGCTTCACCTCTTTTTATAGCTAATCTTTTTGATTCTTTTACTGCTTCATCTTTAATGTGTTTAAACATTAATTTATTTTTAGCTTTTGCCATAACAGATTCAAATGCAATATTATTTTTTTGTAAATAAGCATGAAAACCCATAGCACCAAGACCAATAGATCTTTCTTGTGTTGCACTATATTTAGCTCTAAATACGCTATCAGGTGCATTATCTATAAAACTTTGTAATACATTATCTAAAAATCTAACAAGATCAGAAATAAATAATTTATCATCTTTCCATTCATCATATTTTTCTAAATTAACACTTGATAAACAACAAACAGCAGTTCTA